GTCCTCTTTTAGAAAACTCTTTCTTAACTTGAGTTATTGTGGGATTCATTTCTATGTCCTTTTCTCTGAAGTTCATCTCACACACAGTGTTAGATAAATAAACTATCCCTAAGAAGAAAGAGGTCTTTGATCATAGGGAATGAGAGCGACGCCTACACGATAACATCGTACTTGACGTCTCCTGTAAAAGCCGTCGATAACTCAACTACAAACCCTGTGGTAGACTTACTCTTGGCTCGCGCAAAAACGAAGTCTCCCACGAAAAAGAGGACTCGATAGTTAATGTTGGGCATAGGGGAGTCAAAGAAAACGCTAGCTTCAGATTGGTTCGCAAAAGTAACCGTACCGCTCAGGGTAGAAATGTTAGACATGATAACCTCCAAGTTTGAAATAGCATCACTGATCGCTCTTTGAACCTCTACAGGGTAAGACCCTAAGAAAGCTATATTGTCTTTAGTGACGCTTGATACGGAAATAGACCCGTACTTGTTAGCCGACACAGAGAACTTGAATAGCCCCTGAGTAGACGGGTAAGAGTAAGAAAGAGTAGTTTCTTGCAGTATCATTTCAGCACTCCTCTACAAAGTAACCTTTGCTCTTGAGATAAGCCATTAAAGAGACAATCTTATAGGGGTCATTTGACGTGACTACGAGCTTGTTCTCTTTGAGCGAACACTCCCACTCCTCTTTCTCTTTAAGGGTTCTAAGAAACCTCTCAGAGAACTCTCCATACTGAGGGTGGACGGTCACAGAGTATTCTTTCTTAATAATTCTCTCTAACCACTTATCTGCTACTTTCTTGCTGATAATGCTCACAGAAGAACTCGCCTTACTTCCTGACCCCCCCCTGTCTTTCTTAGGAGGGTGAGGTTTGAGTTGACTGTGCTTAGAGCTAGGTGGATCTCTTTCAAGTCCTCGATCTTTTCTAGTGCGCTGAGACATCTTAGAAACCTATACCTTACTTTCCCTTGAGACTCTCCGATTTCCCTAGCCGCATGGCTTTGACTAGAGTAGAGATAAAGAAGTATCATTACTCTTATATCCTTCTTATCAGAAAAGTACCGAGAAAGATTATCTTGTAAGTATGCTTCTGTGAAGACAGGTATCGTGAGCAATACTCTGAGTCTATCCATAGCCCGATTCACACGATAGTGTATGTTCGGCTGAGTGTACCCGAATATCTTACCGAGAGATGATTGAGGCACACCTTTCAAGACGTGAAGCTCGATCATATCAGCCTCCACAGGGCTAATCCGACCCATGTGGTCGAGGACACACTCAAGCCTCTCTAAAGTCTCCTCGCTTGATTCTTCTGAGTACGTTGGGAAGTTCGACATTGAGTGCTCATTAGAGAAGATTCTCTCCATGATGTGGCTATCCATTAGAATCTCCTACTGAGAAAGAATCCACTGTGAGAATCACTTCCGCGCTCCTCAGAGTGATCAATATCGAGTACCGTCCACCCTCAAACTCGCTTTCTTTTTCCAAGATATCGAGGACAATCCCTACGCACCCTTTAAAGTCACCCCCCGTGATTTCAACCTCATCCCCCAATCGGTAGTTCCCACCACGACTGTAAGCCTCAGAGATCATCTTTCTTAAGTCGGACTCGCTTATCGTTCCTTGAGATATCATGTCGCTTCGGGTGTCGTATTGACTGATCATGCTGTCTATGTAAACAGACCTCGCTAAGTCATAATACTTAGCTGAGGGATAGCCAGACTTGACGAAGATATACCCTTCTATAAGAAAGGTCGCTTTTGAAGAACCTCCTCTTAAGATCGGTATGTAGATGTCTTCAAGGCTTACCTCAGCTAAGTCTTTCAGCCGTTGCGCTAAAAGTCCTAGCTTAGCTTCTTCCTCCCCCTTCGGCGATGTTTGCATCACCACCCAAGTCGATCTCTTTCTCATCTACACTCCCTCTGTAAGAGTTTGATCTCTCTATTATTCTCTTTACCCATTTCGAGAATAACATCAATGAAACTTCCTCTTCTTTCTCGCTAGTTTCTTTATCCGAAGGTGCGTTTTTTGCGTTTTCGGGGGCTGTGTCCAAAGAAGCGACCGCAGACTCTTCCGTAGAAGGGGCGACCGCCTCTATCTTAACTCCCCTAAATCGAAGCCACTTCAAGAGTTCACACTTGAACAGCGCCTCTGTAGAACGGCGCGGTTTTGAAGAGATTGCTTCTGCTAAGAAAATGAGCTTGTCTCCATTCTTCTCCCAAGCCTGAGAAAGAACATCTTTGTTCCAATAAGGAGGAGGGTTGCCCACGCCCATACCCAAGCTGATCGCAAGCATCGTGGCTGATAAGAGCCTGTCGAAAGCCACCCCCACAGGAGTGCTCGAAAGAACCTCATCGGATATTCTTAGAGCTTCTTTTTCATCGCTCACCAAGAGCTTGCAGATGAGGTCATTCCTGTCTACATGAAGATAAGAGCGAACCGCCTCTAGTGACACACTCTTAGAGTTCGATGAAGCAACTCCCTCAACTCCCTTGAGCGCGTCTCGGATGTGACCCTCAGTGAAGTCTGCGATGAGTATGAGAGCTTCTCTTTCGTATGAGAAACCCTCCTGATCACAGACCACAGCAAGCCTACTTGCGATCTCTTCAGAATCGACATGGTGGATGATAAAGGCGGGAGCGCATCGAGAAAGAACTGTGGCTCTCATCTTCTCGGGCTCTGTAGTACAGAAGATGCAAACGAGCCTCTTCTCTTCAGACCCTTTGCGATTGTCCTCCATAGGCTTTAAGAGAGCGTCGAGGGCGCTAGGGGAGAGCTGATGCGACTCGTCAAAGAGGTAGAGCTTACGCCTACCTGAGAAAGCACTGTAGTCCAACTCTTCGAGGATTTTCTTAACGTCAGCTTTACCGCTGTTGGTGGCTGCGTCCACTTCGACAAAAGCGTCACTCCCTCCCTCAAGCATACCCTTGCAAGATGAACACTCGTCACAGGGGTTTCCCTCGCTTGGGTTCTCACATAAAAGAGCGCGAGCTAGGATTCTCCCTAGCGTCGTTTTCCCTGATCCGAACGGGCCTGCGAACAGGTAAGACTGCTTCCACCCCGCTCCTTCCGAGACGATTCCTCTTAAGGTCTTGACCGCACCTGATTGACCCAACACATCTTCATAGGTGCGAGGTCTATACTTTGTATCTAAGCTCATCTCTTCCTCTTAACAGCATAGGTTTAACACCCCTACTCATATAGGATTAGGAGAGAGCTGACCACCTTATCGTCTCGTCAATCGGATTCCCGTAGGTCAACGTGAATCCCTGATTAGTCTGATTAGATATTGAAGGCATAACACCTTGTGATGAGGGCTGTACTGAGATCGTGTACTCCGCGCCCTCCAAAGGACATGGGAGAGAGATTTCTTTCTCCGCTTCATTGTCAAAGTCTGAAGATCCGCTCACGACACTCTGCTTCAGCGTGCTTCCGACATCGCCAACACAAGTATTGGCGTTCCCACTCAAGTAGAGATTAGAGTTAGTCAGCGCCACATCAAGAACGCTCGACACAGAAACGAAACTCTGACTGATCATATCGACGAGAGTGATGTCGGGCGCGCGAGCGCCTACTACCTCTAAATGACTCGCCTCAGAAACAGAGATAGAACCTTGCCCTGAGAAAGAACATCCTGACGCGAGTACGCTCACCTTAGACGAGCTTAAGAAAGAAGAATCGGGGTGATCAGTCGTGTCAAGAGAACAGCCGACAAGCTCGATGGATTGCGTTGTGTCTTGCGCGGTAACTTCAATGATCGAAGGGTTATTGTTACCGACGAGATCCCTGATCACAAGACTCAGATTATAACCTTTCAACGAAGCATCTGAGAGGGTGATACAGGGCGCGTCCGTTGAGTCTATAACCACCTCTCCCCTTGAGAACATCACCACAGGCTTAGAGATAGAGAGTGACTCAGAGTAAGTGCCTTGATAAACGACAACCACGCCCCCACTTTGAGGGAGGAAGTCAATGGCTTCCTGTACGCTATTGAAGTCAGCTCCCTGATTACTCTTAGAGACAGAAACCACGTCATCGACGGCTCTTTCCCCTACAAGAGCCTTAAGCGAAATGCTCCCGACACTTGTGTCGTAAAACACTAGGCTAGAGGTTGTGTCTCTTTGGATGTTGGGATGGCTCGCTAGACTACCGAACTGAATCTTATCTGCTTTTATAGGGTTCATAACCGTTCTCCTTTAGCTCTTCAGAAAGAGCTGACTATAAACGAGGTACTACTCTTCAAGTCTCTTTCTATGTCTCTTGACAGCGCGGTAACAGTTAGACCTGTCAGTAAAGCCCGCTATTTTGGCGATCTTTTCATAAGACCAGCCATTTTTCTTTCTTAACTTGTAAGCGAACTCCGCTCTCTTGTCTATGAAAGGGTTAGGTAGGCTCTTGTCCTCACAATATCTTCTGATTCGATAGTAAACCTTGTCTTTGTGAAGCCCTACAAGCTGAGAAATATCCCGAACGCTCATGCCGTTCATAAAAAGCGCATGAAGGTAGTCTCCGTTGTATTTTCTAGTAGGCAAAGGATAGGGTGCGCTCGTCTTTCTCGCGTACTTGACGACCTGATACCTCACTCTTTCTTTCTTAATGCCCAAAGCATACGCGATCTCTCGGTATGTCATGCCCTGAGAATAGAGGCTGTAAGCCTCGAAAGAAAGGGTGTCTAGTCCTCCCAAATCTGACTCCACCAACAGGCACAATCCCACTTGTTAGCGGTGATATGGTGATGTCCTACAACGCCTGTAAAAGAACTCGTCATGTAACTCTTATCCATGACTCCATGATAGAAATCTCCCTCGTAGGACTGACCGTCCACACCGCGAGGACACTGATAAGGGATGTCGAGCACGTCGCAGAGAGACTTAATCGCCTCACGAACTGCGAGCGCGACTCTTGGGTCAAGCGTCAAGACCTTCTTGTCTCCGCGCCCTGTTGTGTTCTCTTCCACTGAAAGATTGTAGCCTTTTTTAGTGTAGTGGTCTTTCCACTTCAGGCTAGGTTGCTGACAGATGTCGATCCCTACTGAATAAGAGTTTGACCAACCTCCATGCCACGACTTGTGGTTGAGGTCGAGATACTGATAAATCGTAGGATCTCCGCTAGGGCTAAGTCCGATACCCGCATGACTAGAAACCTTTCTGTCAGGGTTTGAGAATATCCTATGACAGTGTGTGGGGTCGAGCCCTCCCCAATGCACGACGATGAACGTAGGCTTTCTGCCGTTTCTAGAAGAGAAGTGACCAAAGCGGTGGAGATCAAGACCACCACTCTGATCGAAGTTGATAGTATGAACGTCTCCATCAATCTCTACGTTGATGCGCCTGTCGTTCAGTGTCCAAAAGGGTTGGGTATCGTCAACGTGATCGAATTTCTTAAGGAGAACTGACCATGTTCCGCGCCCCATCTTACCATCTACTTGACTACCTGAGCCGTAGGTGTCTTCTTGGAAAGACTCAACCGCTAAAGCGAACTCTACTGAGTCATAAGGCGCGTCGAGATTCGGATATGCTTCTATAGCACCACAGGGGATAGAACCGCCCCAACCGACACTTGAAGATGCTTTCAGATTGTAAGTGCAAGCACTCTTTTTCGTCTGTGTGATCAAACTTGACATAAAATGACCTCTTTTCTTTCTTAAAGAAGGTTATTGAGAGAGGAAAGCAATGAGCTTCCGTTTATTTATACCCGACATTGAAGAAATATCAGCTCTCCTAGTCTGCTCCCACGCCTCTAGTGGGAAAACTGTCGCGATCTGTAGAAATGGGCAAGTTTTCACTAACTTATCAGCCAAGTCTACAGTCAATCAATGGACTCCTCGACACCATTTCGTACAAAAAGCATTCTTAGAGATCATTGGCGAGGGTGATGGAGGGAAGCTAGGTTGCTTTCTCGCTATTTCTCTCATCAGAAGTTTAGCCAAACACAAACATGGTGGGCATCCTGATCTTACGAGGGAAGTGCTCAGCCACCTCCCTGAAATAGAAGCTCAGATTATCTCAAGATCGAGGGGCGCAGGAAGAAATGATCTCGTCAGCCTAGCTCAAGACTTGCCCTTTGCTGAGAGACTCGCCGATGCGGTTTTTCTATCAGGAGCGGAGTCTCATATATCCCTTGAGAAATACGAAGGTATTGGGTGTGAAGTCGTTGAGTCCGAGAGTCTATACTCTGAAGTGCGCTCAATGGGCGTGTCAGAGCAAGTCTCTCTCAAGGGCGCTATGGTAGCTCTAATCCCTAAGAGGCTATCTTCTTTCCAAGATATAGCTGAGCCCTTAGAGCTCATGGGTTCTTTCCCAAATAGACCTCTTCTGATTGTTGCCCCGATGATCAGGGGGGAAGCACTCGCCACTATTAAGAAGAACAGAGATGGTGGTGTCGTTGAAGTATACGGTGTTGAAGCCCCTCTAGTCTCATGGGGGCGCGGTTGGTTAGAGGATATCGCCTCTTTCACAGGAGGGACGCTCTACGACCCTATGGTATACTCTGAATACGGCTTAGAGATGTACGGCTCAGCGAGAGAAGTAACTCTCAAGCCTAATGAGATCATCATAGAACCTTATGATGATCACGCTGAATGCACCGCGCAGAGAATCAGTCAGCTTCTACATGAGGCGAGTCAGTCACCTCACGCGCACACAAGGGACTTGTGGAGAAAGAGGGCGTCCATGCTCGGAGGAACTCTTATTCGCTTGAAAGTGGGAGGGGTGACTGAAGCAGAGGGGCGCGTGAATAGGAATAAGGCAGAAAAGGCGATCACCTCTATGGGTATGATGTTACAAGGAGGTTGCGTGGAGGGTGTTATCCCAATTCTTTCAGAAATACAGGGGGTACACCCTATTGTTGACCGAGCTTTGTTAGCTCCGCTTAGAGTAGTCGCGCTCAACAACAACATCGCTAACCTAGAGAGTGCTAAATCTCTTTCTCCTCGATTAAGAGATCCATTCCCGACAGAAAGAGCTCTCTCGTTGGTTCGGAAAAGCTTTTCAGTAGCCACCACGCTTTGTTCAGTTGCTAAGATTATTAAGGGGAAGTAAATGATAGAAATAAAGATAGATAACGGCACAGAAAGACTCAAGGGTCTAGAGGATAACTCTGTGGGCGCAATCATCTGTGATCCTCTATGTATAAGGATTAAGAAATGATCATCACATTACTTAGAAAACCCTTAGAGGGGACAGTAGCTGAAAACACCCTTAAACATGGATGTGGGGCGATTAATATAGATGCCACTAGAGTTTCTTTTGATGATAACGAAAGCATCAATTTCAAAGCCCGACAAAGACAGCAAACAGCTTCCTACAAAGAGAGCGGGTGGTCTGGTCATGTCGCGCAAGTTGGTTCTGACATACAGATGTATAAAGAAAAGGGCAGATGGCCTGCTAACTTCTTCTTAACTAGTAATATCAAATGTGAAGGGTCAAATTTTTTTAAGCAGTTCAAGAAAGATAATGACCAATGATAGAAATAAAGATAGGTGATTGTGTAGATCGCCTCAAAGACCTAGAAGATAACTCAGTTGACGCAATCATCTGCGACCCTCCTTATGGACTTAAGTTTATGTCTAAAGGATGGGATGACATCGGTGACGGTAGTCAGCAGAGAGAATGGCATAGAGCTTGGCTAACTGAAGCCCACAGAGTTCTTAAGTCAAGTGGAGTCCTCAAGGCTTTCTCAGGCACAAGGACTTTCCATCATCTGATAGCGATGATGGAAGAAATAGGCTTCTCAGAGTTACGGGTAGAAGCATGGACTTACGGATCAGGCTTCCCAAAGTCACATAGCCTCTCGAAACAGTTTGAAAAGAGAGCGGGTGTAGAAGGTGATATAGTCGGTTACTCTAAGGGGGTTTCAGTGGAAGACTCTCAAGGCTACGGAGGGATCGGAAGAGGCGCTGTGGGTATTGTTCAGAAAGTAGTAGACTTACCTGTGAGAGCTCTCGTCACAGAAGAGGCAAAGACTTGGGAAGGTTGGGGGACTGCGCTCAAACCCTCATGGGAGCCTGTGTGTGTAGGGATTAAGAAAGAAAAACATGAGTAAAGAGTACGAGAAAGTAGACCACCCTGACCACTATCAGAGTGAGCGCATCGAAGCCATCGACGTGATAGAGGCTTTCCGCCTCAACTTTTCTTTAGGGTCTGCGGTCAAGTACATCTTGAGAGCGGGAAAGAAACCTTCAGAGAAAGCCACTGAAGACCTCAGTAAAGCCGTTTGGTATCTACAGAGAGAAATTGAGCGCAGAAAACAATGAACCCTAAGCATCTTAGAGTAAGAGTCGCTCAGTGCGATTTGATATCCTCAAACTCTCCATGCCCTCGTAGGAAAGTGGGTGCTCTTATCATTGACCCTCAGACTAATGTGGTAATCAGCGAGGGTTACAACGGCACTCCTAGAGGATCAGACAAAAGATACTGCGGTGGGGAGTATCTCTGTGAACGCGAAGAGATGGCTATCCCGAGCGGGACGAGAAACGATGTCGGATGTCACCACGCAGAAATGAACGCAATACTTAATGCTTCAAGGGTAGGGCAATCTACACTTGGAAAATGGCTTATCGCCAACTGCGACCCATGCCTGATGTGCGCGAAAGCGATACATCATGCTGGTATTGAGAAACTATTCGCCCCCAACCTATCTTCGGGAGATCACATAGAGGGTCTTGAATATCTCAAGAATAATGGCATCTCACTCGAAGCACTGCCTACCACAGAGGAAGACCCATGAAAGAAATGATCGACTATTTCCTAGCGATGATAACCCCTCCGATTGAGGACGCTTTAGTTCTCGTCTCAAAGCCTTCAGAAATAGACTATGATAAGTATCTAGACAACAGTGGGATAATCCCAACCTATAAGCCCTCTGTTCATGGATTAATATTACTTTCCGAACCCACTGAGAAAGAGGCGGAGCTTATTTTCTCAATACTTAAACCTGGCGCCCACATCGTGCTAATCCCAAGCGAAGACACCCTAATCGGACATAAGGGTGTCATAGAGTTAGAGGACATTGGATGTGAGGTTCGAGATGCAATCTTTGTAGCAGAAGACGCTGAGAGCTTTTATTACACGTCAAAAGCGAGCCGTTCAGAAAGAGAATCGGGATTAACACCTGAGAAAGAGGGGGCGCGAGCTAACACACATCCTACAGTGAAGCCCATTTCTATCATGGAGTGGTGCGCTAGAGACACCCCACCCAACTCCACTGTTGTAGACCCATTCTTAGGCTCGGGTACGACAGGCATTGCGATGTCTCGTTTAGGGCATTGCTTTGTGGGGATAGAGCTTCAGCCTGAGTACGCTAAAATCTGCGAGGCGCGTATTCGGTATTGGATGCCCATAGGCACTGAGGTTAACTCTGAAGCAGAGGTAGGAAAGACCGAAGAGAAAGAGGGGAGGACTCTTTCCATCTTCGACCTCTTCTAATATCTCTCGTACCATCGCTCTGCTTTGTACTCAGGACTCTCTATTTTCACTGAGAAGAACAGAGGGAGCAGAGAGATAAAAAGTAAGAATAAAAAACACATCAAATAGCCTCCTTAGTTAGTATACACACAGTATGTGGATGTAAGACTTATCGAAAGGAGATTACATATGATACTTGGATTAGACCCCTCTCTCCGAAACTTCGGGTGGGTTCTCATGGAAGATGACGGCATCTTCTTAGACAAAGGAATGATGTCTACAGAAGCGAGCATGGTCTTCGTTGAGAGGTATGTCTTTCTCAGAGAAGGTCTGCGAGAAGTCGTTCAGAAAGTACGAGCAGATCACCCTGATAAGACGCTCAGAGTAGGTATCGAGTCACCCATCTTCAACGACCTTTACTCTGAGGGTATGTACGGACTCTTTCTCTACTCTAACGAAGCTCTCATGCTAGAGAAGTGTGACACGGTGTACTTGTCGCCCAATCAAGTCAAAGCTCACGCCGCTTCTTTCTTAAATCGACCGAAAGGGTGGAAGATGCAGAAAGGAGACATGGTGGACGCGGTTAAGGAAGCCACTGAGGGTCAGGGCGCGAAGAGGTGGAATCACCACCAAGCAGACGCTTATTGGGTCGGGCGCACTGCGGGTCGGTTTTGGCAACTGACCGAGGGTACGATCACCCGAGATGATCTCTCAGACTTAGAGCGTAGGCAATTCACTGATTATGAGAAATATGTGCGCGGAAAGAAGGCGGGCAAGACCAAAAGGAAAGGCATAACCTACAAGGAAAACGACAGATATTTCCGTTGGTCTGAAGATTAAGTTTTTTATTCGGTGTGCGCCCTCACGACTCTGATATAAGGGTGTGTCACCTTTGATCCCTAAGAGGAAAGGAAGCCGAGAACATGGCTAAAGGAAAGAGAAAGACAGATTTAATGGCGGCGGCAAAAGTCGTAGCAGGCGTTTTGAAAGAGGATCATGTTGTTTCTCTCGACCCAAACAGTCTTAAAGAAAGCAGACCTCACGTTTCAACAGGGTCAGTAGCTCTCGATTATCTCATCGGGGGGAAAGAGAACGAACATGGAGTGCGCCCATGTCCAGGAATACCGAAAGGAAATATCACAAACCTTTACGGCTTGGCGGGTGCGGGAAAGACTACAATCGCGCTTCAGACTGCCGCTCAGGTGTGCGCGGAGGGCGGTACTTGTGTTTATATTGATTGGGAGCACGAAGTTGACCATAGATACGCCTCAGTCTTAGGTGTTCCTGTTTCTGACCCCTCCAAGTTTCTCCTGATTCAGCCTGATACTCTTGAGGCGGGACTGCGCTACATCTTTACCATGACTGATGCGGGAGTAGACCTCATCGTCATCGACTCTGTGGGCGCGGCTGTTCCGAAAGCCGTCTTTGAAAAGAATGACGATGGCCCTACGCCCGTAGGTCTTAACGCTCGTCTTTGGAGCACCTACCTCCCTAAGATCAAGAGTAAGATCAAATCCTCTGAGACTGCAATAATAGGCATTTCTCAGCTCCGTGAGTCCATCGGGGGAATGTCCTTCGCAGGCCCTAAGAAGATCCCTCAAGGTGGTAAGGCTTGGACGTTCTACTCGACCCTTCAGATTATGCTTCGCGTAGTCGGAAAAGAGAAAGGAAAACAGTGGGACGGTATGCAAGGAAAGGTCGTGGAAACCGTACTCGGTACTGCGGTGAGGGCGAAGCTCGACAAGTGCAAGGTTTCTGACTCGGCGCACAAGGAAGTTGATTTCTATCTGATGTCGGGAGAAGGTGTCGATAACGTCCGTACTGTCCTTGAGCTTGGCGTTAAGACAGGCGTGGTAAGCAAGAAGGGATCTTGGTTCTCTTGGACGGGGAGTGAGGGTGAGGTTCGAGGTCAAGGTCTTAACTCTTTCAAGGATATGCTCACCGACGATCACGTCTCTCAGATTTTCGCTCAAGTTAAGCCGTTCCTCGCTGACCCGAAGAAAGCGAAGAGCGAAGAAGCGCCGAGCCTTGAGGATCTCGCAAATCTCGGAGGCGATGAGGATGACGATCTTCTAGGGGATTTGTGAAAGCGTATTTCTTATTGATCCTTCTCATCTTCACGATGATCGTTAATGCGTATAAAGCGAAGCCTGATGAAAAGGTAACTTTGTATGCATGTAGAGACAGCCGTGAGCGCCTTTTTTTCGTGGGCGAGAAAGAACACTACCGAGACTTTCTGAAGAGAGGTGTATTTTCTAAGTCCTCTTGCAGATCGGCTGATATTAGTGTTCATAAGTGGATGAGCTTAAGAAGAAGGCGTCGCAAGTTGCCTCACCCACTCTAAGAAAGAGAGAAACCATGAAGATCAAAGTAGAGAACTTTCAGTCTATCAAGAACACAGAGATAGAGGTTAAAGGACTCACTGTGATCACAGGTGAGAACAGCATCGGAAAGTCGGCTCTCGCTCGCGCTTTCAATGGGGTGTTCACGAATCTTAGAGGTAATGCTCATGTGAGGAATGGCGAGTCTCATTCTTCTGTGTGCGTCTCCTTTGAAGATGGGAATGAAGTCCTATGGGAGAAGGGCAAGAAGGTCAATCGGTATGTTGTAAATGGGAAAGAGATCGCTAAGGTTGGATCGGGTGTCCCTGACGAAGTTAAGAGTCTAGGTGTCAGCGGTGTAGAGGTCGATGGGAAAGAGCTGTACCCTCAGATCGCGAAGCAGTTTCAAAACATCTTTCTCTTAGACCTCCCTCCAAGCGCACTGTCCTCTGCGCTCTCTGATGTTAATGTGATCCAACAGCTTGAGAAAGCATCTGCAAAAGCGCGATCAGAAGTCCGAGATATCAAGTCGAGAATGAAGGTCAAGAGAGAAGACCTAACGCAAGCTCAGAGTAACCTCAATGCCTATGTGGGTTTTGACTACTCCAAAGTCCTTTCTTACGAGCAAGCTGAGCAGAGAAAGAACGAGACTGAGGCTCTTCTTCTTAAAGCGGAGAAGCTCGCAGAAAAAAGAGCCAAGATCACCTCGATCATCGACGCTCTTTCTGAAGCAGATCGCGTGACTTTACCTAAGCTCGACCAATCGAAGTTCAGTCACCTAGATGAAGCCGTAACCGCGAGAAGAAAGAAAAACAAGATAGAGAACCTTATCTTAATCATTGAGGTCGGACTCGATAGTTACTCCGCTCCTGTGACTCCAAACGTGAGAGACACCTCAGAGATAGAGAGGCTAAGGGCTCGAAGGGTCAAGCTCAGTCGCGCAGTAGGGGTGCTTTCCGATATAGCAAAAGCACCTGAGCTGATCCCGATGGAGGACCACTCTGAGACGATCAATATGCTAGAGAGAAAGAAGAAGCTCGGTTGGGGTATCGTCCTCGTTGAGAAAGAGATTCGGACTCTCGGAAAGGAAAGAACAATGGTTCAGAAGAAGATTACAGAGGGCATCTGCCCTGTCTGTCTGAGAGAGGGAGACTCATGCCTAAGCTAGTGTGGCGAACAGATGTTCATATGGGAGATAGGACACCGCGCCGACGCACAGGAGATTGGTGCGCCGATGTGGTTAAGAAACTCAAATGGGTTGGAGAGAAAGCGAAAGAGATAGGAGCTGACGCTGTGATTGATGGGGGCGATTTCTTCGACGTTAAGTCGCCCGCTAAAAACTCCCACAACCTTGTTAGAAAGAGCTGTGAGACTCACTCAGAATACCCCTGTCCTGTCTATGCGCTCGTTGGGAATCATGATGTTAAGTATGGCAACATCGACTACCTACCTGAGCAACCTCTAGGTGTCCTCTTCTCTTCGGGTGTGTTCAAGCAGTTCGGAGACGAGAAAGAAATAATCTTAGAGGGTGATGGAGTCAAAGTCAGAGTGGTCGGAATCCCTTATCATGGGGTGGAGTATGACTTCGATAGGCTCTCATCTATCACTAAGAAAGATGAGGACTACTTGCTCGTGGCTTGTCATCTTCTAGCGAGGCGCGGAAAGACAGGCTCGATGTTTGAGGGTGAGGATATCATCGGGTATGACTTTCTGAACTCCATACAGGGAGTTGATGGTTGGTTCTTTGGTCATTGGCATAAGGATCAGGGCATAAAGACTCTTAAGAACGGCTCTACAGTAGTCAATGTGGGTTCTTTAACGAGAGGGTCGCTCCACCTAGACGACTTAGATCGGAAGCCTTGTGTAGTAGAGGTTGAAGCCACGAAAGAAGGGATCAGATTCACGCGCCACAACGTACCCGTGAGGGATACAAAGGATGCTTTTAAGATAGAGGAAGCGGTGAGAGAGAATGAGGACTCAGATCGCATGATAGAGATTGTTGAGAAGATGAAGGCTGTAGCTACATCAGGTTGGTCGGGCATGACGCTCATTGATAAGGTCAGCGGAATGTCTCTCTCAAATGAAGTGAGGGAGAAGGTCATATCTTACTTGGAGGAGACAGCGAAATGAAGAATCTATTTACTTTCTTAATATTGGTTTCTATCCCTTTGAACGCCCATGCTTTTGAGAAGAGGCTCGAAGAGTGCAAGGCGAGCTATCAGAGGTTCTTTCCCAAGTGCATCAGCTCCTTTAATCAGAAGAGATGCTTGTGGGAAGGTCTAGAGGCACTAAGAAATAGTGATGTCTTCAGTTACAAGCCTCAAGACAATGACCCCATTACTGAGGTCAGCAGAGCTCGATACAAGACCACTCGCGAGTATAAGGTTCGCCTGAAAGCCTTAAAGAGAGACAGGGCAAGCCTACCTCTCAAAACCTTCTGCTTCTTAGAGCCGAATCTAGTTGACTACACCGATGACATCAGAGCGTGGCGCTATGACAGAAAGAAAAAAAAGCTAAGGGCTTTGCTCAGAGGAGTTAATCAGCAAGTGGACACCGCGTCCTCAGAGTTATCAGGCTTCGTCGCTACGAACCTTATGCCTGTAGCAGACCTCGACGAGCCTGTTTTCTTTTCGGTGGGTCGCTTTATTGGAGGCGGTCTTGAAGGACTGTTTCTCACGCACACTAAGATCTTCTTATTCTTCAAGATCAAGTCGGTACGTCTCAAGTCTCACCCCAACTACGAACACCCTCGCTATTTGTCTAAGAATGAGCTAAAGGAAGAAGCACTACGGGTGGGCATCTCTGTCAAAGAGATGAGAGACTTTCTTGGGAAAGAACACAGCCCCACTACGAAGCACATTGAAGTCAGAGTAACTGACCTCCTCCTATGTGAAGATCTGTACCACTCAGACCAAGACTGCTTTGATCCTTTCCCACTCCTAGTCAGCTCAAGAGGGAGGATTTACTGATCTGTCTTACCTTGTTCCGATATGAGTAGTCCTAGATTCGGTATTGTAGGAGGTAACAGATTTGAATCAGGACGACGAGATGAAGAACCTATATTGGTCACACGTTAAGATGATGAGGGAATGTCCTCAGAAGTTCCTTTGGCATAAGGGTCACCCACTCCATGATCTCGGAGCTGGACAAGGAAAGCGAAAGCCACTCCCCCCTGAAGATCAGAGACAGTCTGAGCATCACCTATTGATGGGTAGTGTGCTTTCTAAGGTGGTTGAAGACCTTTATAACCATGAGCTTTGGAAAGAACCTAAGAATCTCCCTCAAAAGGTTGAGGAGATCGCTCGGAAAGAGTTCGTTTTTGAGGAACAGAGGCGCTACTGTCTGTGGACGTACATGACGCGAGAAGACTGCATCGACATCTGCGTGAAAGGTGCGCTCAACTACCTCAGAATAATGAAAGAGAACCGCTTGCTCGGAGTGTGGAACAAGTCAGAGCTTAAGATGACACCCTCAGTGAACAAGTATTTCAATGCGTCAGGGATCGCGGATCTTGTGTATCGAGACAAACAAGATCAAATCCATATTCTTGATGGAAAGAACGCCTCAACGCCAGGGAAATATGAGGATGAGGATCAGCTCAGGTGGTATGCGCTCTGTTTCCGTTTACAGTATGGTCAGATGCCTCATCGTCTCGGTTTCTTTTACTTTCGATATCCTTCAGACAATCC